ACGACGCGGGGGCCACGTTTCCGTGGCCCTTATTGATCGATTAAGATCCCTCAATACCTCTGTCACCTTAAAGGCGGCAACACCAGTTGGATCAAGGGCGTGGTAACGATACGACGTCATACGCAGTGCACTTGCGATCACTTGTGCACCACCTGCGTTCTTGAAGATCTCGACAGGATCTTCACCAGCTCGCAACACTCTATCATTATTCCACACAAATCTTACAAAATCTGAGAATCTATCATCCCATTTACAATTCTCCATCTGCATGATTGTCCTAGCAGCTAACATGTAAGGAATATTAAATTTCTTACCGTTAATAAATCGCTCAAGTGACATCATACCATTCATCGCTCTAAACGGCGACCTCACCCCACGATTCAACCCCTCTACTGTATACTCATGCATGTGCATCCGCTGCAAATAGTGACAAGCATATGGACTAACCATTGTTTTATCACTATTCAATTGCAACCCTAATTCTAACAATGTACTTCTCACATCTTCCATACTGAGCTCTCTACCATAAATAACTACTGCGTCGTCACCCAAGACTTCGAAGTCGATAATAGTAGTACCCAATCGGATCGTGGTATACACAATGGATAAATAGTTTATCAACGTTCCCACCAAAGATGTGAAAATTGATCCACTAGGTATTCCACCTGTTCTACCACGTAATACACTCCATGGAACGACTAACGGCATTGTTGCAAATGCTTCCATAAGGAGATCAATTGTACTATGTGCATCAGAAGTAAACCATACCTTTAATATATCCCTGATACAGTTTATAAGCTCTAGTGAAATAGAACTATCAAACTTCCGAAAATCATTAGACCATATCCCCAGTCCGGTGTGATGAGCCCTATCTAACACACGGGTCATGCTAGCATCTACATCACTTGGACTACCCCATGCACTAAATCCACTACGTAAACGTAGAGCATTCAGAACCGGATACATCAACGTAGCACCAAGTATCGTCTCGGCATGATCTACCTGAAATATTACTCGCTGCTTGGGAATCGATGTACCAGATGGTTGGCCTCTCCAGCCAATCAGAGCAGGATACAGATCTTTTGATGATGACATTGACTTTGCTCTTCGCAAATAATCTGGTGTTACACTTCGGTCACGTGTCAGATGTGGCAAACCTTGACTCGAATCTTTTGGAATCAAACCAAGTGCCGCTTCTAACTTTGATGGTCGTAGGGAATGAGGTGGTATCATAGATATAAGTACTTTAGCTGATTCATCAAGTGCACTTTTATCGCCAGCGTACTCTTGATGGAAGTACTCATCGATATCAGATATCCTTCCACTATATGGGAGCATAATAGAGTAAGGCCCGATTTTCGTTTCTTCCATTGCATCCATCTCATTGACTAAAGAAAACTTACTGTATCCAATCTCACTTCTCATATGACTAATTATTTCTAATCTATCATCTTTGAGATGAAATGGAGCGCGGATATCCACACTGTAGCCTTCATCAGTCTTCCCTAATGCATTAGCCAGCCTCCTAGATCCTTCATCTGGCATTGGTAGACCTATATCAAGGTGAGCTAATCGCATCATTGCATAGCCAAAGTTCATAATATTTAATCCTCAAATCTTTATTTTCAAAGCATTCCGCGCGGCCCATGTCACTAATGGAATACATTCAGGATCGATATGCTCCATAAATTCGCGTCCATGCTTCTTTAACGTCTCTTCGATATGAAGAGGACAATGACTAGGTACATCCGTAGGTCCAGTGGGCCTACCAGATCCTCCACCTCCAGCTTTCTTCTCAAATGGTATATCGACATCCACATTCGGAGTAGCGACAATTCCTTCTTCTGGATAAGGTGGTACCACTGGCGGTACTACTGGTGGTACTGGTGTTGGGATTGGAGGTACTTTTGGTGGTACAATATTAACCACAGTATCAACAACGTTTGCGGCTTTAATTCCAGCAGCCGCTGCTTCCGCAGCAGCAATGGCATTCTTAGCAGCATTAGCAGCTGTTAATCCGGTTCGCGGTCTAGTGCTTGCACCTGTTATTCCAATTGCATCTTTAATCCCTGTGACATCTGCTGTTTTGACGCTATCAATGAAGGAATTTAATGTATTCCCTCGTTGTAATGCATCATATAACATATACCCCACCCCACCTAATACTGCACCAGACGTTCCCAATTGTGCGCCTGCTGCTAGTTTCAATGCACGTGGAGTAGTATCAACTGCTTTTGGTATTTTAGCAGCTAACTGTTCAGCTAACTTCACAGCCTGGGAGCCTCTTCCCACATTAGTAGCTCCTGAAGTATAGTTTCTCATCCCTTCAACAGCATCCTGAACAACTGGTTTAACTTTTGAACTCACTTCTGGTAGTTTTCCACTCCGAATGAATTCATAAATATCATCAACTGTAGCTTTTGCTGATTGGACAAGGCTTCGCTTCTTAAATATAGATTGAATTGCTTTCTTACTAAGTGAGATTCCTCCAAAACTTCCTGCCATTAAAGCGATGTCAAGTACATCCCACACAACTTTAGGTACTTCAGTTGTATTCATCATATCCGGCGTACTATCAGTCATCCAACTTGGTGTTTCAACTGGTTTCGGATTTGTGGCTTCTACCAATTTTGGAATCAATGGAGTGAATAATTCTCTTAATCCACGAGTGATCCCACCAATGATATCAACTGGTTCCGAACCCGGTCTAATACTAAAGTCATCAAAGTCAGATTGATCAAAACCTCCTGGAACGTCAGGATCTCCAGTTCTAGATACAACAATGTTAGGATCTGGAAATGCCTCTACCATTGCCTTCTTTTCTCGTACTCTAAGCGGTTCTAAAGAGTCAACTCTTGGCAGTGTTCTAGATGATTTAGATGCTCCAAGTACTGAGGGTTGACCTGATGACACGTCAAACACTATGTGCGCGATCTTTGAACCCGCACCTGAATCTTTAGCGCCTGACACTCCTTGGGTTGGTGATGCGTTCGCTGAATAATCACGAACTGGTGGCCTAGATCTCTTGTTTCCTTCCATACTACAAATTCCTCCTTTTCAAATTTGTACCCTTCCTTTTCACCTCCTTTTAAAGGATGCGATT